ACAATCAAAAAATCAAAAAATTCAAACTGAAATGAATAAGTATCTTGATATTTTTAAAAGACACAACCTAAGCAAGTTGGCAGAAGCTAAGCCTGCTTTAATAGAAAAGAGGATAAACAATGGCACAAAAGAAGTTTTTGATAGCATTGAAGAAGACAGCAGGATTATTGATAATCTTGATGATGGTCTCCAATTGCAGTCTGATACCAACTAGAGAAATAGAAGTATCTGCAAAGCCTATAGATAGGAAGATAGTACAACCTGTCATGCCTAGAGAGATTGATTTACAAGAACCTATGTGGATTGTGGTGACACCTGATAATTACAAAGAACAATTAGCATTTATAGAAGAGCAAGAGGGTGAGTTAGTTTTTCTTGCTATGACTATACCTGATTACGAAGTAATGGCTTATAACATGCAAGAAATTAAAAGATATATCACAGAATTAAAAGATGTAGTTGTTTACTATAGAAAAGTAACAATTGACAAAGAAGCCGAATAATCTGCTATTATTGTACTTTCAAAAATAAAAGGAGGTTTTTATGTTTGGAATGATTGGGGAATGGTTAGGAATAATCACAGGAGTTGTTTGTGCAGCTTCAATTATATGTGCATTAACTCCTACACCTAAAGACGATGCCATGATTGGAAAGTTATACAAAATACTTGAATTATGTGCATTAAACATATGGAAGGCTAAACAGTAGTTATGTCTGAAAGCGTTACACCATTTGTCTATAACGCAATATTAGACAGGGTAGTAGATGGAGATACCATAGATGTAGTGCTTGATCTAGGCTTTGATGTCAAATTACACAAACAAAGAGTTCGTCTTGCAGGTATAGATACGCCTGAATCAAGAACAAGAAATTTAGAAGAGAAAGCTTTAGGTCTTAAAGCAAAAGAAAGATTAATAGAACTATGTGTTGGCTCTTTTAAAGTGCAATCACTAGGTAAAGGTAAATATGGCAGAATTTTGGGCATACCATATACAGAAAATAATCAAAGCATTTGTCAGATTCTTATTGATGAAGGACATGCAGTTGAGTATTGGGGTGGTAAAAAAACTGCTAAAGTCAGAGATGATGGAACTTGGGGAGAATAAAATGGAAATATCACAAGAAGGTATAAGTTTAATTAAGAAATTTGAAGGCTGTAAGTATGAAAGCTACAAATGTGCAGCAGGTGTTTGGACAATTGGTTGGGGATCTACTAAAGGCGTATCAGAGGGTATGGTTATTACACACGAAAGAGCAGAAGCATTGTTAATAGAAGATTTAGAGGTTTACGAAGAAGAAGTAAACAAAGCTGTTGCTGTAGATATAGATCAATGCATGTTTGATGCTCTTGTATCTTGGACTTTCAATTTAGGTGGTGCAAATCTTAATTCATCTACTATGTTAAAAGTTTTGAATGCAAAAGATTTTGAGAATGTTCCTGAACAAATAAAAAGATGGAACAAAGCTGGTGGTGTAGTAAACGAAGGTCTTATCAGAAGAAGAGAAGCTGAAGCTTTACTTTTTCAAGGTAAAGATTGGAGTCATGTATAAAGGTTTAAATGGCACTAAGTAAAACACAAACCAAAAGATTAGGTGGCATACTTAATATTATGTTTGGTGACTCTATACCAAGCGATCATTTAACAGATTTGATTACAAAGGGTTACATAAAATTAAATGGTCAAAATTATGAATTGACTGAAAAAGGTTTAGATGAAAAAAATAGACTTTGTACTTTAGCAGGATTGAACATCATGTATCAATCGGAGAAGAGCAAAGACTAATATATTACTTGGTCAATAATGTTACTAATCTCTGCTCTTAGAGGATATAGCATTTTATAGTGATACTAGCACTTCAATTTAAGTTTATCTTTTAACTGATTGCATTCAACTTTCAAACAAAATAATTCATCTTGTAGATTTTGTGCTACTTTTTTTGCTTGCTCTAATTCTTGCTCTACTTCGTACATTATTCCATATATACCTCCTCTTTTATATTTATAGGAACGTGGAATATCTTCTTTAGAATAACCAGCTTTATATTCACTACTTCTCATAAAGTC